GATCTTTACGCTCGAGTTTCTCGAGCCGTCGACGCTCACGGATAGCTTCGCGTTCCTTATCACTCTTGTCCTCATCTTCTGGGTGGTCAGCCTCGTCATCCTCAGCTTTGGCTTTGGTATCTTCGACGGGCTTCTCAACCGGCTTAGTCTCCACAATGACCAGTTCCTCCTTTGCAGGAGCATCCATAACTTCATCATCTTCCTTTAGTAATTCGGCCATGATTGCTCCTTAAAAGAATGCTTTGATTTCTGTTGGGTCAGTGGTCACCGCCGCAAGCACATCCAGGTCATTGATTAGGATGTAGTAGGCTTTCTGTCCATCAGAGTTTGTGGCTACCCAGCGGTCTCCCCCGTACCGAGGCACGCGGACATATTCACCAGGGGCACACCAGTCACCCTCGGGCCAAGTCTCTTGGGTATTGCGGTTCTTGAATGCCAGGGGACCCACGGCCAGTACTTTTGCTACTGTGGTATTCCAGAGCTGAGTTTCGGCGTCATTAGTGGTGAGGATGATTCCGCCTTTCGTTTTGGTCTCCGGGGTGCGGATTTGGACCAAAATGCGTGATCCGAGGGGTTTTACACCGGGGTCGGCTACGGGGAAGGCTTCTTCGAGTAAAGTACTCATATTTCTCGCTCCTTTCAGCAAGTTAGTGGTTTGGGAACTTGTATTGCGCTTGCCGGCGCCAAAAAATCTCTACCAGTCAGAGGTCTTTGTCACCATGCTCTTCCTCTTCATAGAGGGCGAGTAGTGTGGCAATGGCTGACTCCAGGCCCGATATGAAACCACATCGGTAGCCAAAATCGAATTCCTGCTTATTACCAGGAGCCTTTAGGGCATCCAGGGCATAAGAAGCCTGGGTGCCCTTGAGTTTATTCAAGAGCAGCGTTTCTACGGTCATGCGGGCGTCTTTGGGGTCTTAGACACTGGCTGGTTGACCTTTTTGCCAGTGGCAAGATTGTAGTGTTGACGGACTGGGCCTGCAGGGGTGGTAGTTGCCATAGTTGCTCCTTAGGGGTTTGGGTTGATGCCGGTGCCGGTACTCAGAGCTGACCGTCCACCATTGAGGATTTCTCCACTTGCTATGGTCAATGCAGTGGAATTGTCGTCGCTGTTGGTTTGATAGCGTACCCGCAGCTCTTCCTGCAGACGCTGGGCCTCTGCTTGGATACGCATCTGCTCGGCCTGGAAGTCGGCCTGACGCTGTTTGTCCTTCTCAGCCATCTGGGCTTGGAGCTTCTGGGCCTCGGTCTGCTGGCTGAGCTGGAGCTTCTGCTGATCCGCGGCCTGTTTAGCCGCATCAGCCTGGGCTTTCTGTTGGAGTGCCTGAGACTGTAGCTGATTGTTCATCTGGGCAATTTGCATGCTGCTATCTGGGGGCATCGGCGGCTGAGGCTTGTATTTCTGGGCCTCCTGGTCTATCCCTGCCAGCGCCTGGTCAAAACCTTGCAACGACTGTTCTATGGCCTGCTGGACCTGCATGATCACCCCGGCCTGCGCATTGGACTCTTTCTCGATCAAGTTCTGGCGCTGAGCCTGGTCCACAGCCTCATGGGACTCAGCCAGGTAGTAATTCAGCAGGTGGTCCCGCAGGTGCGTTGCCATGGGAAACAGGTACGTCTTCACAATGGCTGGATTCTTGCCGAACATCGGGGACTGCAAGAAGGCCATGTGCAACTTCAGGTGCACCAGGTGATCTTGCCCCGGGAGCACATACACTGGCCTACCCATGGCGGCGGCGACATTCTCAGACACCGGGTCCATGTCGTCTTGGCCGGGTGCGGGCTGCAACACGTCGTCATCTGAGATCTTCAGGTTGCGGAGGAATAGCTCCTCTACCTTGCGGGCATCATACATGCCCGGAACCATTGCACTGCGCTGGAGTAGGGCCTGTACCTGCGCAAACCGCTGCGTCTCGCTGAAGATGGCAGGGTCCGACACGGGTACCACATCCATCGGGCCATCAAAGTCGCCAGGTTCTACCTCCAAGTCACCGGCTTGCAGCTTGATATCCCCCTCGGTCAGGTAGGCACTGTTGATCCGATGCAGGATCTTGAACACCCGACTCATCGAGTGATGCAATCGGGAGTGGATGCTGCTGAACACTACCATGCCTTGCTCAATCAGCGCCATTGTGGTGCCAACTGCCTGAGCCTGGTTGTTGTCACTCAGCTTCTCAAAGCTGGTTTGCACCACCCCCTTACCTGCGTCTACCAGGAAGCCAAGCAGCTGGAACAGCGTTGGGCTCGGCCCTGGAAAGGGGATAGGCATGGCGAGCTTGCGCACATCATCAATCATGGCCCCACCTTCCATCTCACATACTTCTGTGGGTTGGAGGTTGAGGGTCTGACCCGAGGGTCCACCCTTGAGCTTCAGCAGCGTGGGGACGTTCTGAATGTGAGCGCTATCCAGCAGGGCGCGGAGGGCACCTGTAGCAGCCCCTGAGAGGCCACCAATCATGTGCGTCAGGCCGATAGGGTAAGCCCCGCGCCAAGGCACAAACGGGAACTCGACAATCCAATCAAGCTCTTTGCGCTGCTCGTCTTCCGGCTCCCAGTTGCGGTACAGGCTCACCGCCTTGCGGCTGGTCTTGTCAATGCTGAGGATGTATGGCTCAGGGCCATCATCAAACTCGATGTAAGTGTAGATCTCAAAGACTGTGCGCAGACCGTCTTCGTTGTACGAAGTCTCCTGCCTGCCCTCAATCTTGTCATTGGCCTTGCTTGCCTTGCTGAACTCGGGGTCCTCAGCATATCCCAGGTCAGCGTCGATGTACATGCCGGACTTGACCCGGCGCTGATACTCCGCCTTGGTCACATACTGCACATGGGTCTTGCGCTCAGCGGAGTAGAAGTTGGTAGCGGCGAATGGCAGGTAGACATCATCAATAGCGATGAACTCGGAAGTGGGTCGCCTCCACTGCGCTGACCACATCATCTTCAGGTACTGAGCACCGCCGAGGGGCAACTGCGTACTGAGCTGCTCCAGTTCCCCACGGAACTCAGGCATTTGTTCGGTGGTCTGCCAGTTCATGAAGTCAGCTTTACGCTGGGCCTTCTCAACCTTGGCCTTCTCCTTCTCACCAATGATCTTGCTCTTGACTGGTCCGTTGGGCGGGAAGATCTCCTTCATAACTCGGGCGGAGAAGTCCACACAGGCCTCCACCAGCATCGGGTGTACCACCCTGGTTGACCCGGAGAATTGCGCACCACCAGGGGCATCATCACCTAGGCCTGTTCGGCGTAGGCCTTCCTCGTAGAGTTTGTCTCGCTTTTCCCGCGCCTCTTTGTCCCGCTCGATCAGATCCAGCAAGTCAGAAACCACCGTGTTGAGTTCTGAGCGAGGGACTTCGTCTACGATATTGGCAAAGTGGGCCTGCTTAGCCTTGTTATCCTGGATGTCGTCCAGCTTGACAGTAGCGGAGCCGTCCTCATGGTCCTCCACATCTAGCTCTTCGGTGTCCATGTCCAGAGTTTCGCCCTCGTTATCGTCATTGTCGTCTTCGGCAAGTTCTATTGACATTTGCAGTTCCTATTCTGTGCAGCACGAGGGTTGGGGCGATTATAGATAGGTTGCACCAAACCACCTTTGGCATATCCCGTTGCGGGGTCCTTCCCAGTTTCCAGTGTGTACCACTGATCTTGGAATGCTTTGCGCTCAGTGTCGTTCAAATGCGTGGGCAACTCAACATCGTTCTCCTTGAATTTATTCATCTCAGTTGGGCCGAAAACGTCAGACGTCTTACGCAACCCGCTGTTCTGCAAGTCACCAACGTCTGACCAGGGCTGACTCTTGACGAAGTCTTGGACAAAGGGTAGGTACTCGTCGTTGGGTTTCTTGTTGGATTTGCCTTTGATCTGCAAGATAGACTGCGGTTCTACCACTTCCCGTCCCTGCGAAGCCCTCCAGTCCCTATACCATTGTTCAAGACCGCCGTTGCCAGTCACCTTGTTTGACTTCAAGAAGTTTCCAAATTCAGATAGCTCCGGACTATCAACAGGCTGAGAACCATACCACTGGTCATAGGCAGAGATTCCGGGCCGAGTCTCAATCGTCACGTGCGGTGTGCCCTTGGAGTCACGCAGACTGAAAATGCGAGACTTGCCAGATGCTACGTCATCAGTGTA